GCCGAGACCCGAACCCAAAACTTCGTAGCACCGTTGACCTTGTCCTGCTTCCAGTCGCTGGGGGGTGTGAAGGTGACAGCGCCGTTAGCGTGTAAGCCGCTTGTGCCATCTGTGACGGTGAGAGTTCCCCAGACGCCGTTGCCCTGGCTGTACTCCCAGAGGAGGGCTCCGTAGGTACCTACGGTAGCCAGCGAGAACTTGAGCTGGTTACATTTCTCCCGGTGGCCAAAGTAACCGTAGTCAGTCGACGCGCCTAGGAGAGTGAACGGTGTCCCCAGAGTGCTTTGGGATTCAGCCGTGTAATCAGTCCACGTGGGTCCGGTCTGCCAACGGAAGCAGCTCTCCAGGAGCGTCAACGTGGCCTCCTGCAGGTCGAGGATCCTAGCGGTCCCGTCGGCCAGGCCTGCGATCAGATCCCTGGTCGCCTGGCTGCTGGGCCGAATGGCGCCTTTCAGAGTGAACTGGGCGCCGAGGCCGCCGCGGTCTTTCCGGTAAGCGAAACTTCTACCTGGTAACGGGACTTCCTGTTTGATGCGTGGCTGCTGCCGCTGCATCGACAGAACATGCGGCAGAGTTGTGGAACCAAAGAGTACCATGGCTTTCACCTATGCGTAGGCGTACGGGTCGAACGCTGAAGGGTCGAACTCATCCTCAGTCATAATCAACCGAACTATGTACTGCAACCGCCCCGATTTGAGAACCCGAAACGCAAAGCGGTCGAAACCTGTCCCAACGTCGGAGACGGTGACGCCGAAGGCCAGCTGGGCAGCTGCAACCTCAGAACCAAAGCCGTGGTCAAACGCGGCTACCCAGAGGCCTGCTACAACAACCTCGACGGCTATACCGGAGTCAACTACGACGACACTTGCAGAAGTAACGGGGATGGATTCGAGGCCTGAACCCGCATCACCCATCGCTACAACTAGGGATAAGACGTCAATCCCTGAACCGGCGTCCCCTACTGCCTGGTCAATTTCCGGTGTGATTTCAACGCCTGACCAGGAATCCGTAACTTTGAGAGTAAGCGCAGTTGTCTCAACACCGCTGCCAGAATCAGGGACTGAGGGACCTTCGGTAACAGTCTCTATTCCTTGGCCAGCATCCGATTCTGACTGGCCTACTGCTGGGACGCTTTCCAGGGCGGACCATGAATCGGCAACCTTGAGGTTCAGCGCAAACGATTCGATACCGCTGCCCGAATCGGGGACTGGGATGCCTTCAGTAACGGTTTCTACGCCAATGCCAGAATCCGACTGTGACTGGCTGATTGCTGGGGTAGCATCCAAACCGCTGCCGGAATCAGATATCTGAATCTGCGACACTGCAATAACGAACAGAACGACATCGTTCGTGCCCTGGCCTACCTGCTGTGGGCGAAGAATGACATCAACCATTAGCCTGCCACAAGCGTTCTATCAGTTGTTCCGAACACCCGGGCGCCCAAGTAGCTGTCGGAATAGCCTCTTATGAAATACTGTACGCTAACATCGCTTGTGACGCCTACGAACGCATAATTTCCGCTACCGTTGCTGGTCGCTGTTGCGACGAAAGATTCGTCACTGGTTTTGAATAGCCAAAGCGTTGCGCCGACGATAGGATTGCCTACTGAATCGATTACTCGGCCAACTATTGAGAAAAAGATTAGCCGTACGTCAACGCCAACCCCCACATCTGCAGCGCCAAGGGAGGCTGCCGTGGAAAGTGCATCGGAACCTGAACCTGAATCTGTGATGGCGAGGGTTGCGGTATAGGTGGCGTATTCGCTCCAGTTCTCAGTTGAAAGCGTACCGCCCGCCCAAGTGCTAGAGAGAGTGCCGTAAGCTTGAGCTAAGTAAATTCCCGTGTTAGCTCCACCGACAGCATACGAGGGTCCCGTGTCGACGTTATCCCACTGCCACATCAGCCAGTAGTAAGCACCGTTGATCAGAGTCGCAGCCCAACCATTCGTCCTAGTTCCTGTGCCTTCAGTCAGAACGTTCCATGTCGTACTCGCTGAGCCGGTTGAAGGAGAATACCATAACAGGTGATTCGGATTGCCTCCTGAATCGTCGTAGAGTGCAAGCGTGAAGTGATCTCCCGCACCGCCCACGTGAGTGTAGAAACTGAAACTCGTAACAGGCGCACCCGTAGGATCTGTGAACTGAACGCGTGTGCCTTTCGTGTAGCCTTTAACCTGAATGTACGTGATTCTCATGTAGAAAACGTTGGTCGTTGTTGTGGGTGAGCCGAATGGATTCGCAAACGAACCGTATGCGTGCGCATTATATTTCTGTGTGTTCGTGCCACTTGTGTAATGAATAGTTAGCGAACCGCTATCGGTTTCATAAGCTATCCAATACGGTGTTCCTGCGACAACATAAACAGGCGTGGCTAACGTTCCGTCTACCCAACCAACTGCTGACGCAACGGAATTAGTAGTACCAAGCAGCGTGCCTGGGCTTCCTGAACTATCAGCGAAGATAGCAAAGATTTGGTGCCCCGCACCAACAGTTGTGTGTATTCCAATTTTTGTAACGGTACCAGAAACAGTTGGTGTTATAGCAAAGGCCGTTTCATAACCAGCAGCTACAGCAGCCGTACTTGTTGTTGTACCAATAGCCTGAGTGCTTGATGGCGCAGTTGCTGAACCTGTCGTTGATATTCCAAGCGCTGGGTCGTCGTCTGGTATGGCGTATCGAGCGAGAGTAACACGACTTCGCGGTTCATTGCAAACAGAACACTTTTCTTCGCCAACTTTGCGTTGGCCGCAAGCGCAAGCGTTGAAACATTTCATGCAGACGGGTGGAATCTCACACAGTTTGCCACTGCGAATGCCCACTTGCATTACTGGTTTGGCGAAATATCGAGAGTGACAGCTAGGACACTCGTAGAAATATTTCCCTTCGACTTGAACTTGTGTTTCGCTCAAGGCTTACGCCTCCAAAACGGAAGGGTACTGAGGACAAGACAACTCAGTGAAGAACTTCTAAGACAGCGTTATTGTCAGCGTTACAACCCACGTCGCGCCCGACGCTTTCGTACCCATCGAACTCACCAATCGGTTCAGGGCGTGGGTGAAGTCGTTGGCATTGGAGACTGTGATTTCATTCCAAATCCAGTTCGCGTCGGTCGTGCCGAACGTGGATTGCCAGACTTCAGCTTGAGCAGCCGCTGCGAGGGGATAGGTAGCGTTCATTCCCTTGTTCAGCTTGTTCGTCGAGGCTTGAAGCCCAGTCATCGATGATGGTACCGTTGCAGTTGCTGAATCACCAACTCCGATGTAGGCGTGGGTGTCATCGAAAGCGGCTCCACCAGCTCCACAGATCAAACCCCAAGCCACGTTAATGCCTGAGTTCAGGAGTGAATTGCCTATTCTTACGGTTCGGTCCCGATATGATGAGGGATGGTCTTTCAGCACTGCACTTAGCGGTACACCAAGCGTGGTCTTTCGTGAAATAATATCATCTGGATCGTGGAACTTGTCAATGCACCAAACTGGACGCCAGTTCATGCGGTCGTGCGCTCCCTGTACGGAGCCGACGTAGGCTTCGTCTACACCTTTCATTCTATCATTGAAACTTTCCATTTGTTTTCTCACCTCGCAGCAAGGAGTTTCTGTCCGCCTTTCGGCGTGACTAGACGGTAGTTCGTTCGAGCTCTGGGGCGTCGTCGGTAACCCAGGCTGCTTCCACTTCTACAGTTGCGTGGAAGTTTCCGCGGTCCGGGTCCGTAACCCAAACGGGTCCCGTGTCCGGGATGGCGAAGAGTTGTTCCAGGGTGACCACGTCGGTGAGGCCGTCGATTTCCCAGGCGTCGCCGTTCGTGGCCAGCTGCCGAGTGTATTCGAACCCTCGGCCTGGAGTGGGTTGCAAGCCTAGCAGGAGGCTGCCGATCCGGCGCATCAGCTGGACCTGGGGCAGTGTCAGCCCTTGAACTTGCATCAGAGGACCCCCATGTCCTGCACGTTCTTTCGCACCTGCTGGAGGGCGTCAGCGATCGTTAGGACACGGTTCGTTAGCGCCAACGAGGCCTTGTTCGCGTCGGCAAGGTCCCGCGTCAATGTTGAGACCACGTAGGTGCCGGAGAGATTCAGGTCGCCGTCCGTGACTGTGATTATGTCGAAGGGGCCATAGGTGCCCGCCGGGTTTGCATCAATCCAATCCACAGTGATGGTTTCCTTCACGTCTTTCCTCGTGCTAAGGAGCGTTTGGGCTGCAAGGTCCAAGGTTCCTTGGGCGTTCAGGTTCTTCTCGAGAAAGGCCTCTTCGATGAGGCCGTAGGTTTGTTGCGCCGTCAAATCGACGGCCGAACTTACCAGCTGCGCACCTGGAGAGCTGCCTACCGCATACACTTTCGTATCGATGTTGGTCCAATCTTCCTTGTGCTGCGCGGTCGCTTCATTACCAGGTGTCTGGACGTTGATGGCTGGAGTCCCTCCGAAGCCTGGCGCGAAGTCCAGGGTCCGGTTCGCGTTGAGGTGAAACTTCCAACCCGTAATGGTCGTGATCTGGTTGAGGGCATCGAAGAGGTTCGTGTATGTGGCCGGGAGGCTGATCACGGAACCGTACAAACTGATGGATCCAGCGGAGATGCCGCACGAATATCGGACTAGAAGGTCGTTGATGATGTTCTTCGGTTCATCTAGGTAGGTTCTGTTTGCGACTCGGCGTTGAAGTGTAAGCTTCTCGTCCAAGCCTGTGATGGTCAACTGCGGGTTTGGGCCGCCTACTCTGCTGCGGGTGAGGATTCGGCCGCTGAACTCGAGTGTGCCGCGCCTGTAGATTTCGATGAACCACCAGCCGCCCAGGGTCACGTTCAGGATAGGGCTAACGAGTGTGAAGGCTTGAGGGATGAAATCTGAAGAGAGCATGTAACTGCCGGACGCTACGACTACCTCTTGCCCTTCAATCCAAGCCTGGAAGTCTTTGGTTGAATCAATCGTCTTGGCCGCGTAGTAAATGTCTATGAGTTGTTGCGCTAGTGACGAGCCGTATGTTGAGTCGCCGGCGAAAGCTGCCAGGACACCGCCAAGCCCAGCTGCGGACCCTGAAGTATAGGTCGTGATCACCTTCCCATCTGCGCCTGTGGTCCCACTGGTTGGGCTGCACGAACCCAAGTTCGGAGTGAACGTGATGGTTTTCCCACTGACCGGCAACCCGGTGGAATCGTCCATAAGCGTCGCAGTGATCGTGGTGGTTAGAGGTGTGAGGCCGCTGCCAGTTCTATACACCTGGGCAACCGACGTCGAAATACTCATGTCGGATTGTTGCGGGATCCAAAGGTAGACGTCGCCGCCCCAACGCCACGTCGTTGACGTCGTGTAGAGAAGGGTGGTTGCGTCTGTGTCGTAGATTTTCATGTAACATAAGAGACCGTTGGCTGTCGAAATGTAAGCGTCTAGTCCAGTGATTACAGCAGGGGACCCAGGGGCAGGGCAAAGCGCAGATTTGAGAAGCCCACCTCCTGCATTGTAGACTTCAACCTTCTGCCCACCCAGCAGCCCGTTAATCGTGAATGTTTTGTCAAGCATGCAGATGAGGTCGTCGAACGAATGTTCTCGGCCTGGGCCGACGATGTACCCGGTGGCTGAAGCGTTGCGTAGCTTGATCTCAGCGGTCAGGGATCCCGTAGCGGTGACCGCTATCCACCCGGAGTCGTGGAACCCGTTGTCGAGTGTGCCGGCGTCGCTGTTCTCATCAATGTCGTAGAAGGTTTGCGCGCCGATTATGAGGCTGTGCTTGTAGGCGTTCGCAACTATGGCCGCATTCGGAGTATAATCGAGTGTATCTACATAGTCAACGTCACACTGTCCTTCAAGGTAAGCGTAGAAGCTTGTCAAGTTAGAAATGGATACTACGTGATGGCATACAAGCGTGCCGTCTTTGTAAATGTCGGTATAACCTGACCTTACGTCAACTTCCCAGAGGTGCATGTTTGTGTCTGTGGCGCCAAGGTCAACTTGGTCAGTGGAACCATTTGAAAACACTCCAAGAAAGAATGCCCACGCATGAGTATCGTTGTTTTGGTAGTTGACGTTGATTTCTACGGCTGAGTCAATCCAACCCTTTAACACTCGAAACTTAGCGGTAATGGCAACATAAGGTTGGTAAGGAACTGCGAATCTTGCACCAATCTTCATCGGCAAAACAAGTGTCAACGCATTAGAGCTGAGTTGATTGTAGTTGGCTGGAAGATGAGCTTGACTGTTGCTTACCGTTATTTGCGACGGGTCTCCGCCTATGGTCCACTTTCCAGTGTCAATTGTGGACCCTGGGAAATCATCGTATCGCGTTGGCGCAGGCCAAGCGCTAGTTGAAAGCGCTCCACGAAACGCACGCAACGTACGGTTCGCGCCTGTTTGCAGGTTCAGAATTTTCGTTAGCTTTCCATATGCATTTGCAGGCCAAGTTTTCCCCGTGGCGATCTTAAAAGCCGCTGCGCCTGCGTGGGCCGGCGTTGTGCTTCCTGCTGAAGCTGTGCCAGTTCCACTTTGACCGAACGTCCAACCGTTAGGGTAGGCGTCGCAGGCCTCTGCGAAGATGAGGCCGCTGCTACTCTGAACTAGAATCCCTGTCACATCTACACCCGCTTGCTGCGGCCGGCACTGCGAATGATGGTGTCAACGATGCGTTTCTCGAGGTAGGTCTGGATCAGCTGGCCGTCCAGGTACACGTTGACCGGCAAGGTGATCGCCTGGCTTGACCCTGGGGCAGCAGCTGGCGCTTCCGCTCCTGATGTTGCAGTTTGGCCGCCGGCCTGCACGGTCTGAATAATCCCGGTGGGCGTTTCGAAAGCACTCTGAAATTCGCTTTGAACCGCGCCCAGTCCCGCTTTCGTTTGGGCGACGAGTTCAGCCATCATGTCCGGCCAGATGGAGTGATGCGTTAAGCTATTCCAAAGAGCATTTGCAGCTGAGGCGATATCGTTCAGAACCGAATTGACCATGCTGCGCAACGTGTCGAACGCTGATCTGGCGGCGCTTTGCATTTCAGCCCAAGCGCTTGACAACACGGAATTTACGGTGGCAAGGGACGATGTGACTACTGAAGTAATCTCGTCTAATGCGCCTGGAAGCGCGGCTGCAATTTCTCCAATGCCCTGCAGCCAGTTTCCTTTCATCAGGTCGGTTCCGCCTTTGATGGCGGCGGCAAGTTCCGGGAACTGTCCCTGAATTGCTGCGGAAACATGGTCTAGGGGCGTCGTGATGGCGCCAACGATGGTGCCCCATGTGGTTGTGATGGTGCTTACGGCGTCGTTGAATCCGGTCTTCAGGAAGTCGAACCATCCAGTCGCAATTCTAGTGACCAAGGTTCCGAGCATGGTGTCTACGACCTGCCAGACTTTATTCCACAGATCCTGCCAGAGGGAGTGGCCAACAAGCCAATCGTAGAACGCCTGAAACCCTTGAGTCAACCAGGTGAAGAACGCGGCGAGTACATCGTGAATGAATTTGATGGCTGGCGTGATGATGTCGGCTAAGAGTTTGAAGGCCTGCGCGAACATGCTGACTATGGGGATGACTAGGCGGATGCCGTCAGCGATCATTTTGATTACGAAGACGAGGCCCTCGAGAAGCGCTTTGAAGATGTTGAAGTCCCCAGTGCTCCCGGTGATTGCGCGCCATATTTCGTTGAGGGCATCCCACAATGGTTGCAGGGCCGTGGCGAGTTCATTGAAAACATTCTGCAGGTCCTGGAGGGCCGGCATGAAGTCCCCTTTTACGGAGTTCCAGGCTTCGTTGAAGGATTTCTGAAGACCATCCCAGACTCCCTGGAAGGCACTCACCGCGCCCTGCACAGCAGGGATTTTCCCTACAGCATCAACCCATGATTGTATCGCGTCGACGCCCTTGCCGAACGCATCAATGACTGGGAGGATTGCTTCCAGAGTGGAGGTCAGGGCAGGCAGGAGTATGGCGCCGATCTTCTCACCGACGACTTGCATCGCGTTCGCTAGGCGCTCTTGGAGGCCGGCATACGTGTTCGCTTGGGCTTGGGCGGTGCCACCGAATTGCGTGTTCACCTGGCCGAGTACGTTCGCGTAATCCATGGCCAAGGCTTTGCTGCCCTGGAAGTTGATGCCCATGCTGGCCACAATCGCGGACAGCTGGGTCCCGTCAATAGTGCCGCCCTTCCAGGCAGCTGTTATTTCTTTCACGACCGCTGCGTGACTCAGCATCTTTCCACTTGCATCATTAACCGCCAGGCCGGCAGCAGTCATGGCTGCCGCGAAAGCGGCGAGAGGCGGACCCGTGGCCGTCTCTAATTTGACACCCATTTCTTTGATGGCTTCAGTGCCTAACGCTGTTTCCTGGGTTACCGTGGCGACTTCGATACCGTACCTGCGGAGTAGCATGCTGTTGCCCTGGAACGCTTTGCCGAGGGCGGTCGCTGCAGTTTCAAGGTCAATGTGCTTGGCTGCCGCGAGTTCCGTAGCGGCACGCAGGCCATCCATCGCTTGGGCGGCTGTCATGCCGTAGGTTGATAGTAGTTGGAATGACTTGATGAGTTGCGTGTCGCTGAAGGTTGTGGTTGTTCGCAGGGATTCAACGTAAGCGTCTATGGAAGTTCTCGCCGTGTCCCATGCGGCGCCGGTCAAATGCAACGTCGACTGCAGATCTGTCCACACGGTCTGCAGGTTAGCCGCAGCGCCCACGCTGTCCTGTAAGGCCTTGACGACTTCGCCGATGCCTACGATCGCCGCGCCCGTTGGGCCACCGACAGCGAAGCCCTGGATGACCTGGCCTAGCTGTGAGAAGCCTGGACCGAGGGTCTGCAGCTCCATGCCGATTAGACCCATGGAGGCAGAAATCTTTCCCATCACGCCCGACGCTTCGTCGATGGCCTTGATGGTCATCACTATGCTGCCGATGTTCACGCTCAATTCAGGTTCACTTCCTTGGTTGTCTCGGATGCTGCTTCTTCCAAACCTGCAGCAACCAATTGCGCTGCAGCGGGGTGAGCTCGTCCATGCGGTCAGTTAGCCGGTAACCGAACCCTGACACTAGGATCTCGAGAGGGGCCGAATAGACGGACCCTTCAGCGAAACTTGCTAGGCGGGTTTTGGGATCCCGGACAGGCCGCTGAGCTCGAAGCTTTTCAGAATTAGTTTCATGGATTCCATAGGCATCAGTGCCTTGGCGACGTCCGGCGTGCCGGTCGCGATGGCGGCGCCTTTCTGTAGAAACTTGATGTTCGACACCATTTTGTCCCTGTTGCCGATATCCTTCAGGTCCACGTTCGTGGACTCCAGGAGTTCGGATAGGTCTGCGTCGCTCATGGGCGAGACTTCGAACTTATGCAGTTCATTGTCGATGCCGCGGACCTCGATGGGTTCATGGTAGCTGGTTCCCTTCTGAATCAGTTCAGCCAGTTTCTTGTTCTGCGCTCGAGCTTCCAGGATGGCTTCCCTTTTCTCTTGACTCAATTCTTCACCCTCCTTGTCTTCTTGTTGTGAATCTCAGCAAGCGCTGAGACGTCACCGGTCAGGGCCCGCTCCACTTGGGCTGCCCGGAACAGAAAGAGGGGACCGTTACTCACGGTCTGAAAGACTACGCGGCCACCGATCCCATTGATCAGGCTGCGTATGTGTTCCACGTCGCCAAGCCGGCAGCTGATCACAACGCCGAAGCTGACCAGGAACTGTTGGTCGGCCGCGCTATCGCTAGGCTGGGTTGCGTTCGAAGAAAAAGCATTGGGGGGCTTGACGTCTCTCTTTGCTAAGGTCGATTTCTCCATATCTCCATCTCTCCAATCTTAAGGGCCAACAAAGCCCTACGGAGTCCTTGTTATCGATGCGAACTTGAAGTCCCAAGTTTCCATCAGGAACCCGTCAGGACTCTTGAGGTCCTCCGAATAGAGGCCGACGCAGCCGCTGAGAAGGAAAACCGTGGCTGTTGTCTTGTTCTTGATTTGTATGTAAAGCGGCGTCAAAGCCACATCACCAGAGAAGGCGCCAACGTCCGTGGCTAGGGATCCCGTGCCTCCTGAAACGGTCAGGGCTTCATCGTTCCAGCGGGTAAGCGCTCCCGTGTACTTGATGAGGTGTTCGTAGACTTCTGTTAATCGGGACCCGATTCCTTTCGCCACTTCTGTGACGCTTTGGTCGACCTTGAAACTGATGCTCTCCAGGTTGGTTACCGGGGCCGCAGCTGCGGCCGCGAGTGCGGTTGTTCCTATGCGAACTTCAACTTCATCACCATCGTATTTTGCCAAACATTTTCACCTGCCTCTCACCATGGTTGTCTTGGCCCAGGGGGCCATGACTACAAATCTACAAAACTACAGAAACGCCGACGTGATGCCGAGAAGGAGGGCCTGGAAGAGCTGGTCCTGGTGGGCGTCGAACGCTGGCCGAATGTACGGTTCCGCAGCCATCCGCCTGGTCCCTAGTTCCACGAACATGGCGTAGTCAGCGTTTGCGCCAATCTCGAGGCTGAGGTTTGCGGGATCTACGTTGTGGTAGATGGTGCTTTGTAGGAAACCGGTATCTACCGGGACTATTTGTCGGGCGGTGTCTTCCATCTCCACGCCGACTTCCTCTAACCCGTCCTGGATGCCCTTCGTCATCAGCTGCGCGGCAGCCATGAGTTTGGGCGTCACCGTATCGGAGATGATTTGAATACTGAAACTCATTTTGTCCAACCCAGGAGTTTGACGTCGTTGTGGAAGCCGCATGTCGTGCAGAGAACGCTAGGCTTCACGGTCCCGTCGGATTCAATCGTATGTCGTGCTAGGGAGAG